GATCCACGAAATAGGCCAAGCCCTTCAATTATCCGAAGTTCCTGAGGCGACATGCCGAGCTTTGTATATTGTGCCAGACTGTTGATAATAGTCAGTTCGCCCGCTTTGCTATCTGCGCGGAATTTACTCTTAAGCTCCGATTTTTGCTCTCGTGTTAAAGGCTTTGCGCCTGTGCCCGATTCGTCAAGTATAGAGAGAAGCCCCCACATGCCCTGAGCCTGAAGGCTGCGCACCAGAGCGTCATAAGCCTCTGCGCTTCCGCAGGCTGTCTTTATAAGAGGCTTCAATCGGCTCATTCCTCTCAGGCTGCCTCCTGAAGTTCCAAAGTCGGGGTTAAATTCTCTCCAGTGGAAGACCTTGTCTTTTTCAAGGATCATGCGGTTGCCTGTGGAAGGAACATAAAATTCATATTTAAGAATAGGATCAAACTGTGTTCCTGGGTGTATGATAACATAAGGAGGAGGAAGAAGGAATAATTTTACTGGCTTTCCTGCATTGACCCCGTTATCAGGTGCGAAATACATAATGAAACAGTTGCCGTAAATAAGGTAGAAAGAGAGAGCGGCCTCAATAAATTCAGCTTTGCTGAAGTAGCCATTTGGGCTATTCAATAAGCCAAGCATTTTACCAGTAAATTCTTCCCCCTCCTCATTATATTGATAAATAGGAACAGTCGAAGCAGGTTCGGTGATTTTATTGATGATGGTAAAAACGTCGCTGTTTGAAGTATAAAAATTCAGGTAAGTATAATCATTGTTGTCAGGATAAAGCGGAGTGTTTATGAACAATTTGGAATAAAGAAAGTCTGTAAACCTTTCTTCTTCTGTCTTTTCTTTTATGCCGAATATTCTTTGCAATAAATTCATATAACCTCAAATTCAGTTTTTTTACTCATAAGTTCCGTTACCGCCCAGACAAGGGCGTCAATTCTGTTTGGCGAGGCTCCAAGACCTGGCACCCATGAAAGCATCTCATTCTCAAGGTTGTGAAGTCCTATTTTATGAAAGACTCTGCCTTGCTCATACAAGGCGACGACTGGCTCGGCTCTTATTTGCTTTGCTCTCGAAGCAAAGACTTCCTTTATCCTTACGGCGCGGTCAATTGTTTGAATATTACTTTTAACCATGTCGCCACCGAAGTTCTTTTCTACCACCACAACATCTGCCTGAAGCTGACGGTATAAATTGACAACAATATTCCCCCATTGTAAAGGAGTGTAATGTCCCGAAAGGTCTGAAATGACAGAAATAAAACCTCTCTCATCTATCCCTGCTGCAACGATACCAACCTCATCACCTGAAGCGCTTCCAGAAGGATCAACCCCGATGACAATTCGCCTGAGTCCTTTGACCTCTGAGGTATATTTGAAATATTCCGCGCTCCAGAGAGTCCCCGCAACATTATCAACGAAATGCCCGTAAATCTCTTGCTCAACCATCCCTGGAGACATCCTGTTTATCTCCTTCTCCAGCTCAGCGATCTCTTCTTTTGAAAGTAAAGGATTGTCATATGAAGAAAATTCCAATAACTTATAGCCTGGCGCTCCTGATTTAGCCGTCTTATATAGAGTGTAAAAAGGATGTTCTGATTTGTCTTTTAGAATTTTGCCCTTCGGTACGCCAACGGCTATTAATTTACTCTTCTCATTGTCAAGCAACATCGGAAGAACCGAGTTCGCATACAGGTATTTATTTTTAAGAATTATACCTGCTTCATTCAGGAAGATGACATCATAACCAAACCCTTCCCAGTTCTCAGGCCTATCAGCTGAGCGAAAGTCAATATAACCGTCAAAAGGCCCGATATTTAATTTCTTCTCCTTCTTCTGATAATTCCATGTAATATGTTTTGGCAGGTGCTTAAGGATAGGAATAAAATATCTCTCAAAATACCTGTCGATGTTTGAATGAATTGTATCTCCCCAGAGAAGATGTTTGCCTTCTAATGCCCACTCGATAAAAGCGTGAGCGGCGCCCCGTGTTGCCCCAAAGCGCCGACCTTTAGTGACAATGATGAACTTATATTCTTCAGGAATATTGAAGAACACCTCCACCTGTGCAGGTGTATATGTAAGCTTTATCTCATCAATTAACTCCATTACCTGTTATAACTCTCCGAATGATTTCAATTTTATGCGACATATCTCCCGTTAACTCCTGATTCTCCTTCTGTCCCAAATATTGTTTACCGAGCCAAATCAACATCGTCCTATCTCCCCTCATCGCCAGTTCAAATTGTTTAGCCCTTATTAGTTCAAGTCCCTCCGATTTTTTTCTGCGCATATAATCCTCAAAATTCGTTTTATGCACTTCCTTACATCTTCGGGACAAGGTGTCATAATCAATTCCCAAAAGGCTGGCAATACCAACGCCAGAACATTGCGCCTGCAATAACTTGTCTACACGATCCCAATCAATGTTAGCCTTCGGTCTGCCTGCCATTTTTCACTATTTTTATATTTGGATCAAGTTTTTTCATTCGGTCAATTACGATCTGGCAATATTTTGGCTCTATCTCCATTCCATAGCATTTTCTTCCGAGCTGATGAGCTGCGACCATTGTAGTCCCTGAACCAAGAAAAGGATCATAAACATCGCCTTCATGATTCCTAATAGGCCGAGCCATACATTCAATTGGTTTTTGAGTACTGTGTCCTGTCTCTGATTTCAAATTTTTATCTATTTCCCAGACTGTTGACTGTTTCCTATCGCCAATCCATTTTGCATTATAATTTTTTCTTACTGCATAAACACATGATTCATGTTGCCAATGATAATTCCCCCTGCTTATAACAATATTATTTTTTCTCCATATAATTTCAGACCTGGCTTGAATTTTACAATTTAATAATTCATTTATTGTCTTATGTATATTTAGACCAGCCATCCAGATATAAAAAACATTAGATGGAGAAAGCTTCCATACTTCTATCCATGAAGCATTATCATCATTTTTAACTTTAAGTTTGGCTATATTACTATATCCAAGTAAATTATTTCTCCATTCAGGATCATAATTTACCCCATAAGGAGGATCTGTAACAGTCAAATAAGGTTTGTCTCCATTTAATAACTTTTCAACATCTTCTTTTTTTGTGGCATCTCCGCATAATAATCTGTGTTGCCCTATCTCAAATAAATCTCCTAATTTTATGTCTGTTTCTATTTCCTCGGGCACCTCATAATCATCTTCTATCACTTTATCTTCAGGTAAATCAAAATCAGGTAATTCCAATCCCCAGCTTAAAAGTTCATCTTTGTCCCATTTGTCATAAAGAATATCCCAATCATATTCTCCATATTCATTGTTGTCAACAATGATAAATCTGCGCCTTTCTTCTTCTGTCAATTCTCCGTCCTTTTTAACCCATTCATCAGGTATCTCCTTGTAACCTAATTTTTTTAAAGCCCGATAACGCATATTGCCACCAAGAATGACGCCGTCCTTATCAATAATTATTGGACGCAAAGACATCATTTTGGGGAATTCTTTTATGGATTTACACAAAGCATCAAGCCGCTCTTTACTTATGCGACGAGGATTTTCAGGATTCTCTTTCAATTTTGAAAGACTTATCATATTACGCCTCAAATTTTAACAAAGTTATAAAATATTTGAATTCGAGGCGCAAGAAAATAATTCTAATGTTTTAAACATTCTTTATATTGAATTTATTTTCAGGCCTTTATGTATGTTAAAATTAAAAGGTTATCTACAAAAATCGTAATACAAAAAGAATTCTTCTGCCTCTGTTTTTGCAAAATTTATTTCCATTTCTATTATTTTGCTATATCTTTCAATTTTTAATTTCATCATCGGATAAATTTCAATCTCATTGTTTACAACTTTCAGGGAATGTATAACTGTACAATGATCATAATTTACAATATTTCCAATTTCTCTTAGAGACATGTTTGTATATTTTCGTGCAAAATAACAAAACAGTTGCCTGACACAAACTAATTTGTTAGTTCTTTTTTTACCATATTTACCTGGATGTCCTATAACATCTATAATGTCAACCATTTCATTGTTGCATAATATGTTTAGTATTAATCTAACAATTTTTTCTTCTCCGATTAGTACATCAATTGTTTTTTTCATAATTTTATTTTTTTGATTTGACCTTCATGCTTTCTTCGAGTTCTCTTAATCGTTTTAATGCCCTGGCGTGGCAGGCCTTCTTCTTTTTGTACCAGTCCTCGATAGTAGCGCCGTCCTCCACGATCCCCGCCAGCGCCTTTTTCGTTCCGCGATAATCAGGCAACGGATAACCCGATCTGGCATCTCTATACACTTCTACAAGGACACAATTTAAAAGTCCTATCTTTTTAATTTCATACTTTTTCATAATTTTTAAGTTTAAAATTTGACATAATAATAATATTTATTTTACTTTACTTTACTTTACTTTACTTTACTTTAGGGGTTTTCCGCGCGTTTTCCGGAATTATCCGCACGTTTTCCACATGGAAAACTCGACAAGGAAAACTCACCATTTAACAATTTGATAATTATATCATTACAGCGACACCCCAAAATTTTGGTATGAAACTGTCCGTAACTTTCTTTTATTTTCCGAAAAATGGCTGTCATCTTCCTTTAATTTCCGTTTTGTTTCCTGTAACTGGATGAAAAAGTATTTTTACTTCCTTTTTTTGTTTTTGTGAATTTTGATCATCCTTTATCATTTTATGAAAATTTTTTATCATGTGATAAATTATATTTTTTTCAAAAAATTTCTTCCTGTATGTTTGTTATTGTATCATTCCACTGTAACACCGTTGAAAATAAAGATCCGTTTCTATTTTTCGCACAATCAATAATAGTCTTGTTTTTTGAAGGAATTTCTTTCTTATCAAATGTAATAACTTTTATCTTATAAAGTTCGGGTCTATAGACAAAACAGACAATATCCGCGTCCTGCTCAATAGAGCCAGATTCTCTCAAATCTGCCAGATGAGGCCGTTTATCTGCCCTGCTTTCAACGTCCCGGTTAAGCTGCGATAAAGCTATCACGGGAATGTTAAATTCCTTAGAGATTGCCTTCAGCCCTCGTGAAATAATACTGACTTCCTGCTCCCTTGAGTCCGCCTCGGCCCTCATCAGTTGCAGATAATCAACTATAACAAGTCTTACATTGTGTTTTAAAATAGCCTTCTTAACTTTTGATCTCAACTCATACAAACTTAACGCCGGAGTGTCATCTACGTAAAACGGTAAATTGGCAATCTCGTAACTGCTGTTAAGAAGTCTGTTATAATCTAAGTTTGCGCATCTTATTTCAACACTCGTATAGCCACTGGCACCTGACAACAGCCGTGTAGATATTTCACTCTCCGACATCTCCAGAGAAAACATACATACAGGAAATTCCAGCCTTGCGGCATTTACGGCCAGACTTAAGGCAAAGGCCGTTTTTCCCATCGAGGGCCGACCTGCGATAATTATAAGATTCCCCGGCTGCCAGCCTCCCGTAACACGGTCGATAGAGGTAAAGCCCGACGGAACACCACTCAACTTCTTCTCATTTTTGCTGATCTTATCAACGTCTGTTAATACAGCATCAATGCATTTGTCTATTCTTCTTGGCTCCTTAACTTGAATAAACGTTGAAACATTAAATAAATTATTTTCCGCAAACTCAACAACATCCTGCAGATCCTCACTAAAGGACATTTCCGATATCTGCCTGCCGATCCTGATATATTCCCGCAGTAAATATTTTTCTTTAATGATCGTAACATAATCCATAATGTATTTATCAGTAACGACCCTTTCAGTAAGTGTTGTAATGTATAACACACCACCTGCCGCCTCCAGTTCGTTTTTCTTTCTTAATAGTTCCGTTACTGTGACAATGTCGCAGACGCTTTTCCCGGCTAATTCCATTATCGCGGCATAAATTTTTCTATGGGAATCCTTATAAAACATCTCAGGACTAAGATGTGTCTGCACCTCATAAACAGAATCAGGATAGCATAAACAGACGCCCAATACCATCATTTCGGCCTCCACGGCCTGAGGCATCATTCTGTCCATCTGATAGATATCGGATTCAATGTTCATTGTTTTGTTAACTTTTTTACTGCTCATATTAATGTGTTTGAATAAAGTTCAGGAATTGAAGGTTGTCTGTTTTCATCTTTGAACCAAACGTTGATCATCTTTCGCTTCCAGTTTTTGACTGGCTTGCCTTCTTTATCCACCCAGTTTGATACATTATAATAATCGTAAGCCTTAATGGCAGCTTCTTTTTTATATCCCCTCTCCTCAAAAAATTCAATCACTTCCTCCCGGCTGGGAGGCACAAACTCTTTTTTTACTTTCTGCTTCTGAGGGTCATTGTTGTTTTTAACTTTCCTTCTCTCCCTGTCTCGTTTCCTTCTCAATAACAATTCCTCAAATCTTTTTTTCAGATTTTTACACAGTAAAACATCTTTGTTCTTTTCTTTCTGAATCTGTAACAGGTTAATGCTTGCGCAGTAATTAATAATTTCTTTCAACTCGCTAGGATCACAATCAAAATCTCCGGAGAATAATTCAATGTTTAAATCCGTTAACTCAATTTTAAAATTCTTTGCGTTCGTCAATGCTTCCAGAAGCATGCACCAGATTGCATAGCCCTTGAAACTGTATTTGCGCCTTAGCGCCTTTATCTTGGCATCATTCCGCATCCCTGCGTCGTGCGGGAAATAATCTGCATTATTTTTTAAAGGTCTTGCCATTTTATTTTTATTTAACTTTTGTTATTTTTAATACAAAAAAATTATCCTTCAAATCCCATTGCTTTAAGAGTTATCAATTCACCGACGGTGAAAATATTATCCCTGAGAATTCTCTTTGCAAAGGTCTGACGTGTTATGCCCAGTTTGGATGCGATATATTCCTGCGTATAATTATTGCGCTTCATCCATACAAGTAATTTCTCATTTGTTTTATAAATTCTTACTTCCGCCATAATTTGTTTTAGTTTTATCTAATTTACTCATTAATATTAACTTAATCAAATATTTTTTTTAACATTTTATTAAATTCTTATTCAGGCAATTTCATATAAGCATCTATAACTTTTTTCGCCTCATCGAATCCGGCTGCCATAAAAGCAAAATAACCTTTATCCTTCAACCTTTCAATCATCTGCTTCTGCTCTTTTACGTGTCGGGTCTCATAGATTTTACCTTCTTGTTTTAGTTCCAGAAAGAATCCGGCAAAGCCGCCCCGAGGCTCGGCAATAAAGATGTCAGGCCATCCACGATTTGAACGAAGATATTTTAATGCTTTTGCCTGGCCGATCGTTAGTTTCATCGAACCTGAAAGATCA